ATGAGCCGTCCGATTTGTTGTGAAGGTGATGCCACGACCCACGGCGGTAAGGTGATCAAGGCAAGTGGCAGTTTTACAATCGATGATCGCCGCGTCGTCCGCGTAGGCGATTTGGTGACTTGTCCAATTCCAGGGCACGCGATTAATCCGATAATTGAGGGTGACGGCACTATGCTGGATGAAGGTATTCCGGTCGTGCTGCATGGGCATCGCAGCGCATGTGGTTGCGCGGTGATCTGTACTGCAAATGCGACGGTTGCAGCGTAATTCTTTTTTATATATTTCTCATGCCATTGACTTCAAATATAAATATTCATGCGCAAGATGGTGTTGACGGCATATTGAACGTGCCACTTGGCAGGGAGAACATTGCGCCAGTTCTGGCCGTAAGTAGTGCTCCCTCAATTTTCCCGCAGAACTCCAAAATTAATGAAGCGGCACCTGGCGGTCCATCTGTAGAAGATCCGGTTCCTAAGGGGCGCTCTGTGCTGGCGATTTCGATTTATGCATTAATTGCGCTCGCCGCCGCCGCATTGGTCTGGGTCAAATATTCCTAGTTGTGAAAATCAACGTTGCACGCTTGAGTTCGGTTATATACTTGTCATTTTATAGTTGTATTTTGTGCAATGTTTGTTGGTGAGTGTCCATGCGCAGCGAATGTTTGTATGCGACGACGGGCAGATTTCGGGAATTTGCGATTGATGGTTAAGGGTAACTACAGACGCCTCACAATTGAAGAGATGCAGCGCCTCGCCAGCGAGCGAGGTGGATTGTGTTTGTCTAAAAACTACATTAATTCCACGACCAATTTGCTGTGGCAATGCGCTAAAGAGCATCAATGGAATGCGACTCCGGCAACTGTTCGAAGAGGGAGTTGGTGCCGGCAATGCTGGCTGAACGGCAGACGCCTTACCCTAGATGAAATGCAGCGGATTGCGCTCAGTCATGATGGCCAATGTCTGTCAAAAACCTACGTTAATCTTGAGACCCAGTTGCGCTGGCAATGCGCCAAGAAGCATAAGTGGTTCAGTACCCCCTCTAGCGTAAAAAGTGGTAGTTGGTGTCCAATTTGCGCATATTCCCACATACGTTCGAGCTTGGAGGATGTGCAGCGAATAGCGAAAGAGCGCGGCGGCGAGTTTTTGCCAAAAACCTATCGCAACGGCAAAGTACCGGTGAGTTGGCGCTGCGCTAAAGGTCATGTATGGAAGGCGACAGGTCACAGCGTCATTTCCGGTAGCTGGTGCATGAAATGCGTTCACCAAGGACGACGCGGCACTATTGAGGAAATGCAAGCGATTGCGGTTTCCAGGAAGGGGCGCTGTGTATCCAGCACTTATGTCGATTCCTCAACTAATTTGGAATGGCAATGTGCGGGAGGCCATACCTGGCTCAGTACTCCCAGGCGGATCAAACAGCATTGGTGCCGAGAATGCGCGCTTGTAAGCCGGCGGTTGGGTATAGAAACGATGCAGAAATTGGCTGCACAGCATGGTGGGAGTTGCTTGTCAGAGGTGTATAAAGACCTTGAAACGCCGTTGACATGGCAGTGTATTGAGGGGCATCGCTGGGAGGCTAAGCCAGCGGCAATTAAGGTAGGTACCTGGTGCCGTGAATGTCGTCGTATTGCGCAAGATCAGCAAAAGAAGCTGAACAATAGTAAGAAGATAAAACGATTCTCAATGCCAAAAGTTCTTTAAGTCGTGGACTGAATATCCCGCGGGTATTCTGATCTGCCTTTGTTCCCACCGCAGATGGAAATCACGAAAAATTTGCCCTGAGTTTGTGTCCGACAATACTGAATACAGACTATTCAGAGCGGCACATGGCAAAAGACACTGAGAAGAATGCGCCCGGCCTCTTCGGCAAAATGGGCACGTCGGCAAAGAAATGGTTTTCTGGGAACGTCGAGAAGGTGGACGACTTGGGTAAGGACGATCCCTATGCGTTTGACTTCGGGGCCGCATCGCAGTCTCTCCTGGGAACCGGTCGTCGCGCCGCCCGCATGCGCGCACAGATCTATCAAAAATGGTCGTTCATGGAAGGCGACCCGATTGTGTCCGGCGCGCTGTCGCTGATTGTCACGTCCGCGCTCGGCGGTCATGAGACAACGGGCAATACGGTGTTCATCGAGAAAAAAGCCGAGACCATCAAAAATATCAAACTCGCCAAGATGGTCGATGAGATCGACGCCGCCCTGACGCCGAAACTCAACCAAATGGCGCATTGCATGGCCTATAACGGGGCGACCTTTGGCGATAGTTACGCGCGCCCCTACGTCGATAGCAGCGGCATCCGTGAATTATATTTCGGGGAGATTGTCCGGCCGCCTATGGTGCAAGCCTACGAGAAAGGCAATCGCACCGTGGGATATATGGTGTATTCCGGCGCCAAGGCGATCGAGCGACTGGATACAACGCAACTGCTGCGCCTCAAAATGCCGCGGCAGATCTGGGTGCCGCAGTTTGCGGTGCAGGACAAGGTCATCAAAATGGCCTTGTCGGAGAATGACCTGGATGAACTGCCGATATTGCCGTCGATGGTGGGCGGCTCCTTCTTGCACCAGGCGGAAGAGGCTTACGACCACCTGTATGCGTCACTGCTTGGCCTGATTGGCCAGCGCTTCGCCGATTCGATTGATGAGCGCGTGCTGGGGTTCAATGGCGATGGCATGACGGCGGACCAGAAGAAGAAATTCGGCGAGGGCGTCATGACCATGCTGAAGCAGGCCAAGCAGCGCGCGCAGTGGGCGATTGAGCATGGACAGCCGATACTGGAGAAATTCACCACCGTGCTGCCGTACCACGGTGACAAACAGCTCACGAATTTATCCCAGCTGGTCGGCGACTCGGGTCGCAATGGCGAGCTGTCGATCGAGGATGTGATGATGCACGCGCGCTTGCTGGGCGGTGCGCTGGGGGTGGATCTGTCGATGCTGGGCTTCGCTGATCAATTGTCTGGCGGCCTGGGCGATGGCGGCTTCTTCCGCGTCAGCGCCCAGGTGGCGGAAAAGTCACGGATCATCCGTGGCGCACTGTCCGACTTCTTCAATTCCGTCATTGATCTGCACACGATGCATCGCTACGGCATCGTGTTTTCGGAAGAAGAGCGTCCCTGGAACATTAATTTCTACGGTTCGATTTCGGCCATGGAAGCCGAGAAGCAGAGAACACGTCTGGAGTCGGCAAACTCCGCCGCTATGCTGGCGCAGGTCATGTCTCAAATCAAAGAGATGGGTCTGGATGAAAAGACGACCGCCATGTTCCTGGCGAAGCAGATGCTGCTAGACGAAGATGAGGCGGCCGCCTATGCCAAGGCCATGGTCGCCAAAGCTGCCGAGGAGAGCGATATTGGGGCTGTTTGATAACGTTGCCAGCAGCATTGCCTTGCCGAAGAGCGCGGGCGCCATTGCGGCCATTGGTCAAGCCAAGAAATATCTGCCACCACGCTTAGGGGCGCTGGTCAATACCGGCCTAGGTGTCGGCAATAAGCTGCTGAGCGGCGATCTGGGAGGTGCTGCGCTCTCTGTACTGGATTCGGGGCTACTCGCGAATTATTTCCCGCGCGTGGATGGCCTGGCCGCATTGGCAGCCTATTGGGCCACGCCGACACCGCTATTGGGCGGCATTACTCCGGCAGAAGCCAAGGCGATTTTTGACGAATGTTCCGCAACCCGGTATGCCAAGAAAAACCTGTTTCTGATTGAAGTCACCGATCTCATGCCGTCCAGTATGGATTCGTTGGTGTCGAAGCTGATGGCCGGCGACGGCGCCAGCATGTTCAACCTGTTTGCAACTGAAGTAAATTATTCGCCCTGGACGATTACAGGGGACAAGATGCGGGTCGGGTCAGCGTCGATAGATTCGGTGCATAGTTTGGAATCTGTCGACCTGCGACTCACGACTATGGACGATTCGGTGGGTACGCTCAAAAAATGGTTTGAATCGAAAGCGGCAGCGGCGACCAAGCGGGACGGCTGCGTCGGCGTACCCATCGAATACCTGGTCAAGATCCGTATCTTGCATTCCTTTATTACCGATGCGAGCAATCGCGGTGGCTACGAGAGCGTTCTATATATGCGCCCGGCCAGCATTGAATTTGACCTGTCGCGGCGAGACGACACGGTGCAGGAAATTCAAATGACGTTCTCGCAGTTCGATTCCTTCTTTCCGGTAGCCTGACATGACCATTCAATCCGATAGCTTTGGCTTCCTGGTAGGTGATCCTGCTGATTGGGGCGAAGCGCTGAAATTATGGGCGGCTATTCAGGATGACGTGCGTGGCATCCGCCAGGCGCTCACCTCAAGCGTTGCTGCCGCTAAACGGGCCACTCAGAGCAGTACGGCCCCAGTTCTTGCATTACCACGCCGTCAAAGCGCCGCGGCTGCGAAGGTGGTACAGATCACCTCCAGGACGGTTGTGCAGCCTACGTCGTTGCTGAAGACGGCTGTTGTCAGCAAGGATGTGCTGCGGGCGGCCTTTCCTACAACTGTGCGCCGCGATGCCAATGGCAGGTTCGTGCGGACAGATAGGGCGATTACGCCAAATGCGCCGCGCGCCGGGCAAGATCAGCCGAGTGAACGCAATGGAAAGGGCGAAAGCACCGATGGCCGCTCGGCTGTTTCGGGAAGAATCGGCGCGGTGGGAGCCATGGCATCGAATGCGATCGACCGCGCGCCGGATGTGGATCCTGCCATCGCCGCCGCCAAGGAACTCAGTGCGATTGTGACGCCGATCGGACGTGGTTTCGGCAAGATGCTTGGCCGTGACGGGGAAGAAAAGAAGAAGGTTATTTGGTTCAAGCGACTCTGGACCGAGTTACGGGGATTACGCCGGGATGAGACGGAATTCAGCAAGGCGCAACTGCGCAAGCTGGCCGCGATTGAGAAGAAGCCCGCCGCCGGCAGCAGCTCCGGGGGATTGCTGAGCCGTTTGGCGCCAAAAATTCCGGGACTCGGGATGCTGGGAAATTTGCTTGGAAAGGGTGGTAAGGGGTTGTTCGGGCTCGGCAAGGGCTTGTTCCAGCGCCTACCATTGCTGGGCGCAATGCTGGCGGGCGGTTCTGCGCTGGCCAGTATGTTCGGTAGCGATGATCCTGACAAAACGCCGGCAGAAAATCGGAAAGACCGCTTTGCAGGGGGCGGCAGTGGCATCGGTGCGTTGATTGGCGGCGGCATTGGGCTGGTTTTTGGCGGTCCGATTGGCGCGATGATCGGCGGTTTTATCGGCGACAAGCTAGGTGAAGTCACCGGCGAATGGCTATCCACCTTTGACTGGAAAGAGATTGGCGACAAGATCACGGCAACCTGGGACGCTGGCGTTCAGAAATTCAGTGACGGGTGGGATGCGATTACGGGTTTTTTTAGAGATAAATTTGAGATTGCCAGGAATGCCGCCAATGTGGTGAAGGATCTCGCCGTTCAGGCGGGAAACGCAGCTAACGATGTCGTCAAAGAAAAAACTGGTGTTGATGTCAAAGCGAACGTGACCAATGCCGCTGCGACAGTCAAGAATACGGCTATCACTGCTGTAGAGGCTGTCGATCAGCATGTGGTCAAGCCAGTGACGGCCGCCGCTGGCGCTGCTGCCAATTATGGGCAGGAACGTGTTGCCAAGATGGCGGCACCGATTGGCCGCGTGGTCAATGGGCGCTGGCAGGCGGCAAAGGGCTATCTGGTCGACGGAGCGAGTTCTGCCGGCGTCGATCCTGGCGTAGTGGCGCAGATTGCGCACTTCGAGAGCGGTTTCAATAAGGATGCCGCGCCGATCCAGAAAAACGGCAAGAAACTGTCGAGTGCCTATGGCTACGGCCAGTTTCTGGATGGGACTTGGACCGACAAGATCAATAAATATGGTGGCAAGTATGGGGTTGATGGCGCCGGGAAATTGTCGACGCAAGATGCGGAGAAATATCGAAGGGATCCTAAAATTCAGGCCGGCATGCTGGCTGAGTTCACCCGAGAGAATATTGAAAAGGGGAGGAAGCTCGGCGGTACGGACGACGCGGCGAACGTGTACGCGTATCACAATCTCGGCGATGGTGACGCCGGCCGCATCCTGAAAGCGGTGAAAAATAATCCAGAAACCTCTGTGCGGGATGCGCTGGTGGGTGGTCGTGAGGTCAGTGATGGCGAGCGCTTGCGGATTGAGGCCGTAATCAAAAACAATAAAAGCCTGTATGGTGACGGGACGATCTCTGCTGGTGCCGCTTATAAAAATATGGGCAACAAGATGCGCATGGGCGAGTTCTTTGCGCAGGATGCGAGAGCGATGCAGGCGAAGAGTGCCATTCCATCGCTAGCCGGGACGTCGCAAGCAGCAGCGGTACCGAATATCACAGCTGTCCCGAATATACCGACCGCGTCTATTGTTGCGAAGATGCCGGATATTCCTGAGATCGCGTCAATCGCGCCGGCGACGCAACTCAATGCCAGGCCGTCGAGTACGTCGGTGACGGTCGTGGCGTCGAAGTTTGATGTTGGTCAAGACTTACGTGATCGGAAGATTGCTCATGTGGTGACTGGAGGAATGTCTGCAGGAATCTAGCGACATGCTGTTCTCACATATCCTTTGTTACTTAATCTTTGCCCACGTAGCGATAGCATCTGAGAACAGCGCATGCCCTATAAGAGGGCTCAAATCGGAGTCGGTCTTGATCGCCTGGTTTGGGACCTTGTTTGCTATCCATGCATCGCAAAAGAATAGGATTAAGTCCACTTCATTCTGCTTAACCGCCGCCAAGCTGATTTTTAAGAGATCTGCAAACTGTACGTCGTTGAGTCCCGCTGGCAACATCCATGTTTGGCTTGCTCTATCAAGCACAGGCTGAATTAAAGGATTCAGGCGAACTAAATTTCCATCGACGATAGGCTTCCCGGACACTGAAGGGAGATGGCCGCCAAGCACCACGTGAGAGATGAAGCTGGCGGCATCTGGAGGATCATCTAGGATGCTCGTTGCCAGTTCACGAATATCATTCTTCAGTCCTGGCGCGACTTGATGGTGGACGAGATTGGCATATTGTGTTTTTTTGAACTGCGCGTCTTGTATTGGTAGCACAGTATTGCCATTCCCGATACTGAGCGCGCGAATCGATCCAAGAGAATCTGGATACCGAGGCACCCCAATATTGGCAACAGCCTCAATAATTCCGGCCAGTACAGGATTGTTATAACCACCCACGCCGCCGTCCCAGAAATTCTGTGTCACATTGCTGCCTTGGATATTGAGTTGAGCAGGTTGATCGAAGTAGTTAACAGGAGCAGTGCTCGACGCGTGAATCGCTTGCGCTAATGTCGGTGCAGGTGAACCCGGTGAGCTATTTGACAAAGATGAGAGATCTGAGCGGAAAAATACCGCACGCTGTCGGTCGTAGTCGAAAGCCGGGATAAGAAATTCAGGGCTTCGTCCTCCCTTGCCCTTAATACATTTAGGAATTTTGTCCAGAGACATATCCCCATAATTCGTTAGCAGATTTCGAAGACCTACAAACTTGCGTGATGTAGAAAATTTTGGACCAAGTCCAACCAGAGCTTCCAGCACCGCATCAATTGGATGCTCGAAGGGGTTGAGCGGCACGAATATCTTGCTTCGCTCAGAGCTGTCCAAAAACAATTGAAGGATCTTGGAAGGAGACCAATTTTCAATCAACCCTCCCAAAACAAGATTTCCACCGGAGTTCGCCGTCACCAAATCAAAATGGGACAAAATTTCATGTCCCGATATATCTGGGCCGAATATTTTCTGGAGCGCGCGCGCCTGGATGAGTGCCCACGTGCCGCCACCATCAAGCGACAAGATGCGAAAAGTCATGACGTCTCCCTCCCATTTTTTGTGAGTAGTTGGTATGGACTGAGACTGCGGTGACGCCTTGCGGCAATCCTATCCTGGCGCAAGCTGGGATTATTTTTCACTTTAGCAGCTTCCCTGATGGAAACAAGTTTACATTTTTGATATGTGAAATTATTTCTGGTGGGAATTGTTGGGGAGCCGTAATGATTTGCATATGGCGATGTTGGGGTAAATGCGACAAACGGCGCCGAAAAGGTTGAACGTGGAAAACTCCCCCGGTTTGTACCTTCATCGACCGGTAAAGTTAGGCGCATCATCTAACTTACCCCCATGAGGGAACCATGACCGTATCCAATCCCGCCTACCTACAGAGCCTCTACAACACCACTCGGGCGATGGGCGACAAAGCCATCTCCAGCGATGCCGCCTTCGAAATCGAGGGCTTTGAGCAAATGTGGCTGCTGACCAAGCAGTTTCCGTGGCCTGAGCTCTCCAGCGCCGGCGAAATTGAAATCCCCATGCCGCTCGGCGCGGCGAAGTGGGAGGCGCAGCAGGCCAAAATCAACCAGCAAGGCCAAATTACCTTGATGGAGACCAAGGCCGGCCACGTCTCCAAAATGATGCTGAACCTGATCCGTACCGGCGGCAAATTCAATGCCAAGGTGTACGAAGGTACACCGTCCAAGTTCTCCGTCGCTAAGCCGATTTATGATTGCTTCATCCAGCTGGATAACCCGGATCGTGATTGGGAAAACCGTTCGCAGGTACTCAATATCTCGGGCACGCTGTTTTTCCACTACTTCAACGAAGAAATTCCGGGCAATACTTAAGCGCCATGGGGGAGCTTTCTAAAACACTGAAGGTGCTGGCATTGCTCTTTTGCGAAAAAGAACGGCCGGTGGGTATTGTGCTGGAAGAAGAAACGGTACTTGCCCAGGCGCTGGCCGCCGCCAGATATTGCGGTGGCTACGGGACGTTTGACGCTTTGCTGTCGGCGACCACTAGCGCACTGACGCTTCCTGAGGTGCGTAACCCGTGGGAGTCTTCATCGTCGTATCCACGTTTTCCTGTTCCGGACAACCTATATCCGACGAGCGATTTTGTCGAGATCGACACGCCGCTGACGCAGAGCGAATGGGCAATCGTGCGCCCGCTGTTCATACTCTACGTCGAGCGAGAAAACGCCGTCTACCTGGAGGCGTCGCGCTCTCTGGGCGTGGACGTCTATGGCCGCTCGGCATCCGAGATTGCCCAGGATATCGTCCAAAAAGAGACGGACGTGCAGCGCTTGATGTTCTGCATGCCGATTGTGACGGTCTAGCCGATGCAGATGATTTTGTCATCCGGCACGGTGCTGCGCGGCGATCTGCTGCTGAGCGTCTGCCTGCATTCCGATCTGGCGCCGGTGCCGATGACGCTAGAGGCGGTTGTCAGGGCGACAGAGGCAATGGTCGCGGGGCTGCAGCAAGGCGAAACCATCAGCGTAGCCAGCGAGGGGTACGTATTTCGCATCGTTCAGGTTCAGCGCAGCAAGGTGTCTGCGAACGTCCAGGGTAACGAGCAGATGGCAGCGTTGCACATTGTGGCGCTGTTTGAGCCTTGTCATCAGATCGCGTTCCGCCGCAAGACAGCCGTGATCAAAGAGGGCGCGACGCTGGGCAGTATCTATGGCGCCTCTGGTGCGCGCGTCAAAATCAATGCGGATTGTCCGATCGCACGCTTTGCCTGTTACGCCGGCGGCGTGCCGAGCTATGAAGTCGCCAAGGTGCTGCAGGAAGAGGGCGGCGCGATTTATACAGACGGCCGTGAAGTCACGTTCATTCGCCTGCAGGATATTTTTAAGCAAGAGCCGATTCTGTGCCTGGAACAAGATACGACCGAGAATATCGATAGCGGCTTCATGGAGCGCCACGAGGTGCCGTCTTTCTTTTCGACTGACGCATCCGGTGCATTTGTCTATGGCAATCGTTCCAAGGTGCGCGCTATTGGCTATCAGCCAAGAACCGATACCCGCATGCTGTGGAACATGACCCGCGCGCTGATTCAGAAAAAAATCTTGAAATCGGACTATTTACCTACCGTCAATGCTGGCAAGGTCATTCAGATAGAGCGCGTCAACTACGCCATCATCACCGCTGCACATGCCTTTGAGAGCGGATCGGACGGCGGCGATAGCCGCCTGTATTCCAAGTTCTGGCTTGGCACGTTGGAAGAATAACTATGCTGCCTTCCCGTATTCCCGGCATCGTCCGATCCTACCTGGCGGCCTCGCGCGAGTGCCGTGTCGAGATTCCAGGTCTGACAGATGGCGCCGATGTGCTGCCGTTGGCGGAGATTGAATATCCGATTGGCGACAAGAGCAAGGCGGCCAGTCACGCGACTGAGATCGAGATAGTTGCAGGTGATCTTGTCTGGTTGGCATTCGAGGGCGGCGACCCGCGCTACCCGATCATTACCGGCTTTCGAAATGCTAGGGCCGGCAACGCGATTGACTGGCGGCGTTGGCACCACGCGAACATTGAGCTGACCGCGGACGGGATATTCCGTGTCAACTGCGCGCGCTACGAGATCAATGCTAGCGAAATGGTCGACGTTAAAACGCCGCAGGCAACGTTTTCCGAAAAGGTTACTTCCGTTGGACTGCTCACGTATCAAGGCGGGTTGGCAGGTTCCGGCAGCAGCAGCGGGGCATCGGCCAAGATACAAGGCGGTATTGAGAATACCGGTGGCGAGATTGTCAGCAACGGCATCGGAGTGGAATCGCACCATCACGAAGAACACGATGGCCCGCCTACTGGCCGCGCAAAAGCATAATTAACTTCACTTAGGAAAGAAATGGCAAAGAATCTCATTTTCAGCTTTGACGACATGGGCAGCAAGAAAGATGCGGCAACCCGGACGGTAGTACGCTATTTCGCGCGTGCGGGTTCCCATATCGTCCAGGGCGATATATCTCCCAATATCAAGCGCTCATCCGGCGTGTCCTACCGGGAAATGATGCTGACGTTCGCCGACAGCCAAGTGGTGACGTTCTCCATAAAACAATCGGGGGATATTTTTCAAGTGAAATTGAACGGGAGGGTTGTACCGCTCAAACATCAGGACGACCAGGTGGCGGCCATTGGTGAGATGGTCGGCATGATGGATGCAGGCCGTTCCAAGTTTCAGGTTGCGATGGCGAAGGTGCGTATCCAGTTGCCGGATAGCATACGGACTGCTGCGCCAAGAATGGAGATCGCCTTGCAAGAAAAATCGATGGCATTGGACACCGCCATTGCTATGATCAAGGACAATATTGCTGCCTTGAGCGTTTGATTCTAATACTGATACCGCTGATTTACGCTACGAGGCCAAGCTCAATGAGACGTATTGCCATGGCAGAAATCGACACTCGAAACTCATCACATAGCTTAGGAAACAAAACTCCTCCGTAACGCGTAGCCGTCGCCAGAATTGCAGCCTGCTCATCAATATTAGAATTGAAGACGCTTTCAGGGTCGTGTGGCCTCAACCAGTAGGCCGCGTTGTCCCCAAATTCGAATGGTTTTCGCGATCCGAATCGAATCTCGAAAGCTTTGAATACCAATTTTTCTGGCATTAGAAAACAAGCAGCAAAGTGATCCGCTTGCCATTCTTTTGCTGTTCGTTTTATTTGCGCAAGACTTCCACCGACAATTGGGCGATCACGATGCATCACTTCGTCATCGTGGAGAATGTAGTGACCGAGCTCGTGAGCTCCAGTGAACCTCTGGGTTGTCTCACAGAAAAGATCACTAACTTGGATTAGTCCCTGCGGTCGATTGAGAAGCCCGGCAACGGCAAAGTGTTCTCCCCGGTGACCAAACCGTCCAAGGTCGGTACAAGCTTCATACCTGATCCCATGAGCAGCAGCTCCAATTGAAGGATGTAACATTTCCACAAGGGGACCAGAGTCAATGTTGAGTTTGACCCGATTACGCCAAATAATCTTATGGGTGTCGTAGGCTAGTGATGCAATTTCATCTTTTTCCATGACAACCCACTATATGTAGTGTTTGTGAATTTTATATTACTAGATATTGCGGATTAAGACAATGGCAACTTCTGAGAGAGACGCTATGGAAGCAAGGATATTAAATACCACTAGAATACCAATTATAAATCACGTAAACATGGAAAACCTTCAAAAGTAGCACTACGTCACCGCGTAATAATGGAATTGCACATACCGCGTGGGTACTTCACCTGCGCCGACATTGGGGCAAATCTTAATTACGACAAGGGTGATCTATGCCAAAGCAACATGCGGAATATAACAACGCAAAAACAGAAAAAGTCAGTACGTTTTACACGAAATTGAAGGAAACTGCGGTCAGCAGCACCGGCGTGTTTGATTCTGCCAGTGCCGGTGCATTCATTGCTGATGCCCAAAGCCTATCCGTATCGATTACTGGCGTCGAGGTCCCAGAGGATCTGCAGATCCTCTTTGATGAGTCGGGCGATGGCCGTGCCGGCATCGCTGGCGCCATACTGGACGGTGCGGCCTTCTACGAGGCCGAACACGGCGTCGAGCCAACCGCCGACGTGCTGCAATGGGCCATCCACCAAGCCTATGCGACGTCGGAAAGCGCGCGTTCCAAGTACAAGCTCGACTCGGCCTCCAACCTGGCGCACGATCCGATGTCCTTGCAACAGAACCGCGCCGTAATCTCGATCACGGCGGCCATGGCCGAAGCCATTCCGGTGGCGAACTACCTGCCGGCCGATATCGGCTCTAACGAAGCGCCGCTGGTGATCGTCTCGCATGAAGCTGGTAGCACCTTCGGTCATTATGGCGCCGGCGACCTGATGGATGGTGTCTTGAGCGGTCGAGCCTATACCTCGGCACAGCGCACCCACTTGCTGAAGCGCACCGGTGACGACTTCGGCGGTAAGGTGACGCCGATTCAACTGACCGCGGATACCTGCGACCAGGATGCGCCGTCGGCCAAGTTGCTCAAGGGCCGCACCATCATCTACATCAACGGCTTGCCAGTGGCGAAAGAGACCAGCGCGGACGCGCCGGCTTCTGCCTCGCCGATCAGCGGCTATGTGCGCCTGGGCAGTACGCTCTTTACCGTGTCCGGTTCGATGAATTCTGATACCGGCGCGGTGAAAGTCACGACCGTGCCGGCCTTGCCAGCGAATACCCCGGTGATAGCTGAAGCGGTGATCGATTTCGAGAACAACAAGGGCATTATCCCGATCGTCAATACCATTGCGACGCGCTTTATCTTGCGTGCTTCGCCATGGAAGGCCAACGCCTTTGTGTCGACCGATAGTCAAACGCAGATGGCGAATGAAATCGGCTTGAATCCCATGGGCGAATCCATGCTGGCCATTCGCAATCAATTTGCCAACGAGCGTCATTACCAGGTGCTGGAGAAGGCCGCCCGCATTGGTGCCAACAACGCCATGGTTTGGGATTTCAAGTGGGATACCCAAGGCTTGGAAAAGACCCGTGCGCAGATCTGGCAGGACGGCACCTGCATCCTCGGTGCGGCCAGCCAGCAGATGGCGGAAGACACCATGGATCACGGCATCACGCACTTGTACGTCTCGAAGAAGATGGCGGCGATGCTCCTGGGCCTGCCTAGCACGCTGTTTACGCCATCCGGTGTGACTGCACGTCCTGGCATCTATCGCGTCGGTCGGCTGTTTGGCCTGTACGAGGTGTATTACTCGCCGCGTATCGTGGATGTGGACCATAAAACATCGCGGATCATCTGTATCGGCCGTTCGACCCAGGTGGCGCGCAACCCGTTCGTCCTCGGCGACGCCGTGGCGCCGATGTTGATCAACATGAACGCCGACGAAGACCAACGCTACAAGCAGGGCTTCTATGCGCGCAATTTCACGGCGGTAAATCCACATCTCCCGTCCGCGATGGGATGTGCTGTCATCGAAGTGATCAATCTCGACTAATCCACCCACACTGAAGGAGCAGCACAAATGGCAAACACATTACATTTGGGCGCTTCTTCCCTGACGGGGAAGAGCGTCAATGCATTGGTCGAAGAGGCATTCGGGAAATCCGAGTTTCCTCTTGCTTTGCGACTTACGAATAACACACCGCGCAACCTGGTGTTTCCGGACGTCCGGGCCGAGCTGAAACCCAATTTCAGCGCGCCAGACAACCAAATTGAGGTCACGTTCAAGGATCACGCCCAGCTGACGCGCTTTGCGTCGGACGTGGATTCTCTGTCGGAACTGAACCAATGGGGCGATGCGATGGCACTGGATACGTTGGAAGACGGTCGGCCTGATGAGGTGGCCGCCAAGGTTCCAGCTACCGGTAAAAGCCAGAAAAAGGCTACCGCTGAGCCTAGGTCGCCGGCGGACACGCCAGCGGACGACGCGGCCAATACCGACAAAAAATAAGGAAATTCTATGTCTACTGCTTTTAACCGGCAGCTTGGATCCCAGTCGGGCGTGCAACTGAACCCCTTGCGGGATATGACCGATGGCTATGCGCCGGATAACTCCGATCAGGTGTTTGGCATCATCATGCGCGCCACGCGCGGGCGCATCGATAAGCCGTTCCGTGTGAATCGTGGCAATTTCCAAAAGAAGCTAGGCCGCGGCGAGTCATTGCGTGCGTCGGCGCTGAACGAGGCGCATATCCACGTCTATGAGGCTTTGCAAAAGGGCGCGGCTTCAGCGGTGGTACAGCGTCTGACGACCAGCACCGCCGTGCTGTCGACTATCATCGTGGCCCAACCGGAGGCCCCAGCGATGGACTTGCAATTTACGGTTGCGGCTGATGTGCCGACCGACAAGCCATTCTTGTTGTCTGTAAAGCATCTTGAATGCTACAACGACGGCGTAGTGGTCGAGCTGCATGCTGACGCGGTGACAGAGAACGGCGCACCCGTTGCTAATCGGCAGGTGACGCTGCGCTTGCGCGATAAAGACCGCAATACCCTCTACGAATTTGTCGGGTCGCTCAATCCGGACGCCCTGGACGACTATCAGCAAAGCGCCTATTTGCCGGATGTGGTGGAGCGCACGACAGAAAACGTTGAAGTGCTGGTGGGCAGTGGTGCCAAGATTGCGCCGACATCGAATGCCTACGGACGGGATGCCAATGGCCGGCCCAAGTTCGCCATCTCTCCTGTGATGACCTATTTTACCGAGGGCAGCACCGCCTACGGGGTATCGGACTTTGCACGCGCGCGGGATTTGCTGCAGAAAACGGAGCACGACTACGCCTATATTGTCAGCGGCGGTTCGCATGCGTCGGCGCTGCTGTCGGCGTTGGCCCAGCTGGCCTATGACACCAACCGGCAATTTGCCTGGGACGTGCCAGGCACACTGTCGCCGGAAGCGGCGATGGCCTTCATTGCGCAACTGAACTTCGATTCTCACTACTGCCAGGCATTCTGGGCGCCGTTGAAGTCAGACGACCCGCTAGGTCTGAATGGCAAAGTGGTGCTCGGCACCTCGGCTTACAACGTGGCCCGTCGTTGTTTGCGCAATGCCCAGACGGACGCCAATGGCTTTGCGCCTAAAAACTACCCCATTGCCGGTAAAAACTGGCCGCTGGATAGAACGGGCATTGTTCAGATCTACTCGCCTGACGACGATTTGAGCGATCTGGCCGATGCCAAAATTAATCCGGTGATCTACGTCAAATACAACGGCGGCGGCAAATACGTGTTCAGCGATTCGCTGACCTGCGCTAAGACGGCGGTGTCGATGAAGAAACTGATCTCGGTGGCGGATATGTCCAGCTCGATCGATGATTGGGTCACGCGCTTTGCCAAAGAGGCTTTACAGCTCCCCATGGAAGTGTCCGTCAAAAAGACCGATGCCTTTCTTAAAAAGCTGTTTAAGGATGCCAAGACCGCTAAATGGATCGTGCCCAGCACTGAGATGGACGGGGAAGCGTTTCAGTATGTGGTGCAGCCCAATGCGCTGCGGCCGGCAGATCGTATGGACGTGTCCTATTCATTGAAATACGACGGCACCAATCGCCAAACCTTTGTTACCCAAACACTATCCCGCTAATCGGGCTTTACAAAATGAAAGGAAAAAGATGAGTCATTTAGCTGCAACAGCGATTCGCAATACCTTGCATAGCAAGGATGTTGCGCATAAAGGCCGGCAGGCGGTGCTGGATTCCGCGTCTGATGCTGAAGACAGCAATGCCGCGGCGGACTATGCCGCTACGCATATCGCACTGGGTACGGCATCAACCATCCAGGAGTGGATCGAAACCGATGATCTGGATGAAGATGAAACTCTGGCTGATCGCCTCCTGGCGAATATGGTCGGTCTGGTCGATGCGAACAAAGACGGTGAGCTGAGCGACGACGAAGCCGACGTGCTGGAAACAGCGCTCGAATTCGCCTGGGACTACCTGGCCGAGAAGGGTGTCTCGGATGAGGATTGTAGCAAGCTCCTGAACGATTGGGACGAAGCAGCCGCAGACCGGATCCGGGATCTTCTGGCCGCTAGCTTGCCGGATGGCGACGATGCGTCGAGCGCCGATATCGACAATTTTGTTTTTGGCGACGAGGGCAGCGATGCAGTGCTGGACGCCACCTACAAGAAGCGCATGGTGATCCGCAAGGGCAAGAAGGTGCGGATCAATAAGCGGATCTCGGGCCGGGTTCGCCTGACTGCCAAGCAGAAAGTCAGTATTCGCAAGGCGCAGATGAAGGCGCACACGGCCAGCGCCACCATGCGCCGCATGAAGTCGATGCGGCTGAATCGGAAGATGGGCTTGAGCAAGTAATCGTTCTCAACTTGAATTAACACTTCAATACAGCGGGCAGCCAGGTGAATCGGCTGCCCGCAATTTTATGTAAGGTGGAAATATGGCAGCACCTGGGCAGGGCACGACGGCAGACCAGCAGATCCTCGGTTCCCAGTGGTTAGGACTCTCGGATCATTTGATTGCCAAGATTTATCCAGTTGACAATAAGGGGCTGCGCGCGGGGCAAGAGCAGATAGAGGTGCATGCACCGGTGACTGCCGGCGGCAATATGGAAGCAACCCTGAATTGGCAGTCGCCATTCGAGCAAAGCAGCCCGGATAGCAAAGCGCCGGCCTTGATTGCCATGCTGCAGTCGGGCGTGCTCGTACCAGGGATGAACGATTTTTACTCGTTCTTCGGTTGGAAGTCGAAGTCGACGTCGGGAAATGCCGATGTTGGCACCATAGAACGCAATATCAAGAAATTTGAGGGACGCACCGGCATCACCAAGTTGAACTCGACGCAGATTTTTACTGGGATGCCACCCATCAAAATCAATGTATCACTGGTGTTCCGCGCGTTTAGCGACCCAAAAAGGGAGGTTGCGGCACCGTTGCAGCAACTATGGGCCTGGGCGTTGCCGCAGAAACTCAGTGGCGATAGCCTGGTTGCGCGCGCCGCCGGAGGTGGCGAGGGCATCGACGGGGCCATCAACAGCATGTTCCCGTCCGTCGCGCCGCAGTTGATCGGTTTTCAGTATAAGCAGCGGACCTTGGCGCCCATGGTGATTGAGACGATAGGCGAGCCCATCGACGCGCCTATCGATCAGGATGGCTATTACACCGAAATTACTATTCCTCTGACGCTGGCGACCCTCACCGCGCTGGACCGCGACGATCTGAAGAAGATCATGGGGCCAAGTTCCTATTCGTCCAATTAACTAAGGATTCTCGAATCATATGATTGCTTTTTCACCTCTCAGAACACGCCGCCTCGCCGTCAAGCTGCGCGAGCTTTCCATCGTGAATGCCGGCGCACTGGCCGCGGTGCCGCCCGAGCGTTTCGAAGAATCGACAACGACTTTCTTGCAGATGGTCATCGAGTCAGCCGATGCGCCGACGGAACGCCATGTCACCGATCCGAAAAACTGGACGGTGCAGGAGCGCATGCTGGTCGTCGGCCACTACCTGGCCCACACCACAGGGGAAGAGGGTGGTGGCGCCAATTTCATGCTGGGCGACGGCTGTTACATGGACTACCTGAATGTCAGCCGCGACATACCTGATTTTCCCATCGCTCTGGGCAGTCATGGTGGCGACGAATGGCAGATCTCACCGGTGACGGGCGCAATGGCGGAAGCCATCGAACAGCTACACGGTCATATTCCGAAAGTCGCCGGCCAGTTGCATTGGATGCTGGGCGCCATGGCCGCGCAACTGTCACGGGTGGGCGAGCTGGCGCCGGACCCGGCATCGGACTCATTGAATTACCTGGAGTGGCTGAAAATCCGTATGCAGATCATCAGCGAATACCCAGAGTCCGAATTTCTAGGGCTGTACGCGATGCGCCATCGCGGTAGCAAGATGCTGACTCACTTCTTCGAGACGGTCGAAATTGACGAGGGCTTCGTTGCATTAGCACATGAGGGATCGGAGGCGGAGTCGTTGCCTCCGGCGCGATTTCCAGTTTCAGCCTGCGTCAGTGAGTTCGCGAAGAGAGTTACTGGAAAACCTGCGCAATATGGCGGTTAGCTTGAGTTTATATTCAAGCACCTCGTACCCGGAGGCGATGCGCATGGGGATTTCGGATGCGCGGGATTTCCTGGAATCCAAGGCGTTTGATACCTGGGTGAAGAATCGGGAGCTGGAGCAGAAAGTGCAGCTTGCCCTAGTTGGCCGCCTGGACGGAGTCATCAAGGCGATAGGGGGACTGGGCAAGGCAATCAGTCGATAGGGGAAGGATGGTGTGTGTCATCGTTCCTAACGGCATACATCATTTCATTGGAAGAAGAATGGCAGAACCAACGAGCACGCTAGCGGCGGTATGGCTGGCAATCACGAAATACCTGCTGCCCCTATTGCCTGGTGCGGTTGGGTCGGCTGTTGCCCTCAAGTTTCTCGGGGATGGCTTGAACTGGTGGCAGAAATTGTCTAGTTTCACCGCCGGCCTGGCCTGTGCTGTCTACATTGCGCCAGTGCTGATCGACTGGCTCGCCATTACCGGTGCGCGGACCCATTCCGGTATCGAGTTCCTGGTTGGTTTATTTGCGCTGGCCACTGCGCGCGAGGTATTTAAGGAAATTAATGAAGCGGACATTATCGGCACGCTCAAGCGCCGCTATTTGGGAGGGAAAAATGATCCAACTAATTAATACGCTGGCTAACCTGGTGCTGCTGGTGTTTTGTTTGTGGGCGGTGCTGAACAAACACCTGGAAACCCAAGTGTTCGGTACGGCTGCACTCTCTCTGGTCGCGATCACGTCCTTTGTGAACGTCATGCGGCCGGATGCCTTTGGCTTCTGGAGCGAGCAGTCTGAGGTGGTGTCGAATGTGGCTGTCGCCATTCTGGCAGTCTGGTTCTGGCGCCGCTGGTATCTATGCAATTGTCTGGGGAAGCGATGAATCTGTCCGCTCCCCAGCTCTCAACGGCTTTGCTTATTCCTAGCATGCGTGCAACGGACTGGGCGGCACCGATCAATGCGGCGATGATCGAATTCAGCATCAGCACGCCGGCGCGGTGTGCGGCTTTCATTGCGCAGATCGGCCACGAAAGTGCCGGGCTGTCCCGCTTGACCGAATCGTTTGATTACTCGGTGCAAGGGCTGATTGCCACATTTGGCAAGCGTATTGCGGCGCATGCGGCTGCTCTTGGTCGCCAACAAGGAGAAAAGATGGTTCCACCAGAACGCCAGATTCGGATTGCCAACATCGTCTACGCAAATCGCTACGGTAATGGTGATGTCGCTTCCGGCGATGGCTGGCGCTATCGTGGCGGCGGTCTGAAGCAAATCACGTTTCGCGATAACTACGCCGCGTGCGCGGCGGCGCTGGGTGTTGATTGCGTCACTGTCCCACAATGGCTATCCACCGACAAGGTACTGGCGGCTCGCTCGGCAGGATGGTTCTGGCACTCGATAGGCGGCAGCGCTTACGCCGATAGAGGGGATTTTGATGGACTGTCGATGCGGATTAACGGTGCCGGCATTACTGTTGAGAGCCTTGCCGCGCGGCGCGTGCGCTGGGTGGCGTGCAAAATTTCCTTGGGGGTCGTATGAGCCTTTTGAAAGAGGTGTTGCCATGGTGGGCACGCTGGCTGGCCCTCGCTTCGGCTGCTGCTGTGTTCGGGACGATCTGCTACAACAAAGGCAAGCAGGACGAGGGAGAAAGACACATTGCCTACATCAATCAACAGGTCGAGCGCGCAACCAAAATCGCCAAAGCGCAACAGGCCGTTGTTGCGCAAGCACAGATCAAATATGTCGACCGGATTCGTACCATTTACGTCAAAGGAGAAACCATTGAAAAACAAGTGCCAATCTACATCACACAAGCGGATAACGTTCGCTTTGCTGTTAATGCAGGCTTTGTGCGCTTGTACGACGCCGCCTGGTCAGGTGAGGATCCCGGACCTGCCGCCGATTCTGATCGAAAACCCGTCGGAATTTCGCTTGCTCAGGTTGCTGAAGTCGATGCCTTCAACGCCACTGCTTGTCGCGCCTGGCGCGAAATAGCACTAGGGCAGCGCGAATATTATCTACAACTACAAATGACAACCAATGGAATGAAGTGGTAA